TTTGAGTTTAGCTTCGGAGCAGAACTTATCCCATCCCATTCTTTCGATCATCACACGACGAACTTCCGCGTTTTGTTCATCACGAATATGCTTGATCGTGATCCAATCTGGTCGTACAACAACAAACGCAGGAACTAATACACCATGCATGAAATACAGATTCTCTACATCGGATTCCAGAGCCGCATAGGAATCATTGTGAAGTCTTCGTGAACCATTTGTTTTCTCGGTATGGACGGTTGGTTTAGATACCCAGTAAAGAGTATCTGAAGTCCAGAATAGTAACCAGCATCCGTTCAAAAACGCTCCTAACAACGGATTAGACCATGCAGATACTTTAACATCATTGCGTTGAGCAGCGCCGAATTCTGTAACAGCAATCCAAGAAATTTCCCAATTATACCACCACCATCCTCGTCCTTGGATGCACCACTTCGCAAAACGAAGTGGTGCATCATCCAGTGCGTTCAGTGCGGCCCGTGCGTCCAGTGCGGCCAGTGCGTCCTGTGCGGCCCGTGCGGCCCGTGCGGCCCGTGCGGCCTGTGCGGCCTGTGCGGCCTGTGCGGCCTGTGCGCTTTTTGGAGATCGTTTTGCAAAATCATCCAACACACTGTTCACGTATTTATTAAGGCTTGGATGTTGCGCAAGAGTCCATCCTTGTTCAAGGCGGATGATTTTTCTTTTTACGCCCAATGCCGCACAATATCTAGACAAATGTTGCTCAACAGAAGCAACATCAAGCACGCCTGGATAATTGCATGCTTCTGCATGCCGTTTGATATTAGTTTTCATGTCAACCTCAGTCTGCAACGCGGCGCAGCATGTTTTGCGGGCCAGCTTCGACTTGCACGCCGATTTCTATTGTGCCGGCACGCATGATAGCAACATCATGTTCTTCGTGCGACAGCTTGCCAGAATCTAGCAATTGAATGTAGCGCTCGGCGGCGGCATCGAAAACTGGCTTTGCAGGAGGATTAACGACTGGTGTATCGACGCGCAAAGCATGAGTATGTCCTGTTACCTCTCCGTGCGCGAGGATCACGCGCTGTCCTGGCTCGACAACAGCAGGTTTTGTTTGTGGATTTTTGACGTACACCATCATCACATCGCCTTGACGGATTTGGTTCTGATTTAGCTTGATTCGCTTTTTCATACTTGCTCCTGTGGTTGATTAAAACGACAACATTTATTTGCGCAATTTCTGCGCATGGTTAATTGTATCTTCTGCAATCAATTTAGCGATGCATTGATCGTGGAAATTGGACATGCGAACATCTTCAACACCCCACGGCTCAAGCTCGATTTCCTGTGGCTCTTGCTGGTCGTATTGACGCTGTGCGCCAGCGAAGCTATTCAGGATTGGCCGGAATATCGGGTGAAGGTGCGTGTTCATTGTCTGATCCTGTAATTAAAAAGATTCGCGGTAATCGACGCATTCAATCTGCACAACGGAATCCATTTCATCCGGAGACATAGAATTCCACAATGCGTTGCGAGCATCTTTTTCATTTTCTGCTCTAATGTCAAATTCCCGTCCGAGTCCTTCGACGTAAAAAGTGTATTTGTGCATTTTCATCTCCGCTGTTTGTGATTCGATGAATTGAATTTTACAGGGTTAGATTGCGATGTCAATACTTTTGTGCGAAATAAATACGCATATTTAACTTGCGCACTCCAAAAATTGAAATTACAATTGCGTCAGGAGGATTTAATTATGACACTAGAACAAGCAGTTAAACACTTTGGGTCAGAGACAGCTTTAGCCGCTGCGCTCGGGCTTAAAGAGCGGACAGTGATGAACTGGAGGATTTTGGATTTACGCACACAGCTTGCGGTGCAAGCTCTTACAAAAGGCAAGCTGAAGGCGGACGAGAAATGAAAGAGCGTCCGATATTATTTTCCGCGCCGATGGTGCGAGCAATCCTGTCCGGTACTAAGACGCAGACCAGGCGCATTGTGAATCCTCAACCTGGCGGTCTCGGATTTCAACCGATCAAACCATATCAAACGCCGAACGGCGATTGGAATTTTGTTCTTGCTGCAACCGGCCATGGAACTGGTGATACATTTCCATGCCCATACGGCAAACATGGCGACAGGCTTTGGGTGCGCGAGGCATTCAGCATTTGCTACAACGGGCCTGATGCATATCAGGTGATCTATAGCGCGGATCGCGCCAGACAAGATTTCCCATGCACACACGCTGGCGCTGAATGGCTGGAACATGCTATTGAAGTGCACGGCGAAGGAGGTAGACCGTCGATTCACATGCCACGCTGGGCAAGCCGCATCGATCTAGAAGTGACTGGTGTGCGCGTCGAGAGGCTGCAGGATATCAGCGAGCAAGATGTGATAGCCGAAGGAATCGACAAGTGGTGGCCTGATGGTCGCCATGGCCAGAAGTGGTTTTGCCCGCCACACGTGCGTCGTTTCGGCGTCGGCGAGAATGTCGAAGATGTTGGATTTGATGGTCGGCCGGTAGTTGATCCGCGCGAGGCGTATCGCGGGCTGTGGGAGTCGATCAACGGTGCTGGATCTTGGGATGCAAATCCTTGGGTATGGGTATTGGAATTTCGGAGGATAAAGTGATTTGCACCATCATAAGAAGCATGCCCAATTTGATAAATCATGATTTCCTCTGCGTTTGTTGATTCGATGTATGAATATTAGAAGTACAGAGGGCCAGTAATTTGGCTTATTACGCCTCCGCTCGACAAACACGAGAACGTCAATTCGTCGCGGCAGTATTGGGAATGTCCAGTTACGCTTTCTAAAGCATATTCCTTTGCATCTTCAAAAGTATCAGCTTCGCCAAAGCCAATTTCTTCATCTGCTGCAAGTATTGTGAATTGATACATTTCGTTCTCCTGTGTGTTTGTTGATTCGATGTGTACATTATTGACCACAGATAAAGCCATGTCAACATAATTCTTGCAAAAATTTGCAAATAGTGTATTATCTAGTCTACAGGAGGAACACCATGAACGTTGACCAGGTAATTAAACACTTCGGCGGGGAGATGGAAGCGGCTACTGCGCTTTGCTATTCCCTTCAATCCATAAAAAATTGGGAGTCAACGCGGAAAATACCGAATTCTGCGCAACGCTATATTGAGCGGGCTACCAACGGGAAGCTCAAGGCAGACAAGGTGGCGAAATGATCCCAACGCAACCAGTGCAAAATATGTTAGAAAAAGTCATTGAAATTGCATTGACTTCCGATCTCAAGTGGGACGAGGCAATTGCAGCCATCGGCATAGCATGCAAAGCCATCGCATTAATGGCATCTTTGCATAATGATGGCGATGCCGTTGATTGCTGCGCACATGCGTATAAACGATGGAATGAGGGATTTTGCCAGACTATCGAGGTTACTAATGACTGAATACGAGCGGTTTATTAAGTCAAAGCAACTCGCCGATATTGCAACTGGTTTCGATGCCGATGTATCTGGATACGGTGCGTTCGACTTCCAAGAGGCATGCGACCGATGGGCCTTGAAGCGTGGCCGGTCTGCGCTGTTTGAAGATACCGGCCTTGGCAAAACTTTGCAGCAGGCAATATGGGCGCAAAAAGTTCATGAGCATACCAATAAGGATGTGATCATTGCCGCGCCGCTTTGTGTTGCGCAACAGACCGTGCAAGAGGCTGCGAAATTCGGCATTGACATCAAATACTGTCGGCACGATAGCGAAGTCAAAAAGGGCATCACGATCACCAATTATGAAATGCTTGACCGCTTCGACTTGGGTTCGTTTTCCGGGGTCGTGCTAGATGAGTCAAGCATCCTAAAAGGTCAGTCCAGCAAGACCCGCGCTTTCGTGATTGACGCATTTCAGCGCACACCTTATCGGCTTTCCTGCACCGCCACACCTTCGCCAAATGATTACATCGAGCTTGGCAATCAAGCGCATTTCCTCGGCATCATGACTGCGGTTGAAATGCTGGCGACGTTCTTTACGCATGACGGCAAGGATACCGCCAAGTGGCGCCTTAAGGGCCACGGGAAAGTCAAGTTTTGGGAGTGGATGGCTACCTGGGCGATTTGCATTCGCAGCCCTGCCGATCTTGGCTTCGATGGCTCTCGCTACATCCTGCCGCCAGTTAATTTGATTGAGCATCAGGTAAGCGGCGGCGAATTGCTGCAGGGTGAGTTACTGCCTAAAACGGCGCAGACGCTTTCTGAACGTCGCCAGGCGAAACGCAGCAGCATGGATGACAGGCTTGATCTATCGGCGCAACTGGCATCAGGCGACGATCCTGTAATTGTCTGGTGCCACATGAACGAGGAAAGCGAACGACTGACCAAGATGATACCTGGCGCGGTAGAGGTCACAGGTTCAATGCCAATCGAGCAAAAAGAACGCAACATCACGGCTTTCACGAATGGCGAAAAGCGGGTTCTTGTCAGTAAAAGTTCGATCTGCGGCTTCGGGATGAACTGGCAGCATTGCAACAACATGATATTTGCCGGGATGGATGATTCGTTTGAAAAATATTACCAAGCAGTTCGCCGCTGTCATCGCTTCGGCCAGAAACGGCGGGTCAATGTTCATATCATCACCGCAGAAACCGAAGGCGCAGTCAAAGACAACATCAAGCGCAAGCAGGCGCAGTCCGACGAAATGGCAGATCAGATGGTTTCGATGATGCGCGAGATCACCAAAAAGCAGATTATTGGCGCCAAGAGCAACACGGAAATTTACAATCCGCATGTGCCTTTGGTTATGCCGAAATGGATTAACGACAACGTGGAGTTTGTATGAATTGCCTTGCACAAGAAATTCAAGACCGCTTTGCACTTTATAATATTGATGCAGTCGAATTGGCTCGCACCTTGCCGACTGATTCCATCGATTTCAGCTGTTATTCTCCACCATTCGAATCACTCTATGTTTTCAGTAATTCAGAGCGCGATATGGGAAACAACGCTTCGCCCGATGATTTCTGGATGCACTACCGTTTCCTGATTTCTGAAATGTATCGGTGCATGAAGCCTGGTCGATTGGTGGCGATTCACTGCATGCAACTCCCGACATCAAAAACCCGCGACGGTTATATCGGCTTGAAGGATTTTCGCGGGGAGATTATCCGCAATCATCAGCAAGCTGGATTTATTTATCATTCAGAGGTCTGTATTTGGAAAGACCCGGTAGTAGCGATGCAACGAACAAAAGCACTGGGCCTGCTCTACAAGCAACTCCGCAAAGACAGCGCCATGAGCCGCCAAGGCATTGCTGATTATCTGGTGGTCATGCGCAAGCCTGGCGACAATCCTGATCCAGTCGAAAAGACGCACGAAGGTTTTCCGGTTGATCGCTGGCAGCAATATGCATCGCCGGTATGGATGGATGTCAATCAGACTCGGACGTTGCAATACATGAGCGCACGCGAGAACGATGACGAACGCCATATTTCGCCGCTGCAGCTTGACGTAATTGAACGTGCGATTGAGCTTTGGACAAATCCGAATGACCTAGTTTATACGCCTTTCCTCGGCATTGGCAGCGAGGCATATGTCGCATTGCAGACAGGCCGCCGCGCAGTTGGCAGCGAATTGAAGCCATCATACTTTAAATTGGCTGTCGAAAATTGCCGCAGCGCGGTTTCGAATAACCAGGTTGATTTATTCTCGGAAGATGCAGCATGACCATCGATCAAGACCTCCTGCGATTACTTGAAGAACGCATAGACCGAGCATTCCAACGCTACGGCAATTTCGCATCGACGCATGAAGCGCTTGGGGTCGCTTTAGAAGAATGGAACGAATTGCAACTGGCGATCCATGACAATGACTTAACGCAGACTCAGCATGAGTGCATTGACCTGGCAGCGGTTTTAATCCGATTGGCGCTTTCGCTCGAGCATTCACAATTAACCAGACAACGGAGCGTGAAATGACCAAGCGCCAATCGCTAACGCAAGAGCAGATCAAGCAAGCCAAGTCGCTTTACCGTCCCGGCATCTTCGGCTACGGCTCGATAGGCAAGGTCATGGGCATTCCTGCATCTACCGTGCGCGATGCAATCCTTGGATATTCTGCTTACGCATCGAGAGTTGGATGAGGTTCCTAAAATTAAATGAATCAATCAAGAATAAGCTCTCTGATCGAATCCTTGTTTAACGTGGTGATCGGCTTCGGAATCAATTTCACGGCCAATATGCTGATTTTCCCGCAGTTCGGATTTCACATAACGATGTCTGCTAACCTGTTGATGGGTGCGATTTACACGGCGATCAGCATAGCCAGGAGCTACGTTATCCGGCGCTGGTTCAATGCGAAGTTGCATATTGCGGCACAACGTATAGCTGAATCGGTATGAAGCGTAGCGCCTTCACCGCAAAGAAAACAGCGAAGTGCCGCTATTGCAAGCATCAGTTCGTCAAAAAGACGATGGCGCATGTTTGTTGCGGCGCACCGGAATGCCGTGTTGCTTTGGCTATCCAGGCTGAAGAAAAGAACAGGATGAAAGCCGAGAGGGAGCAACGCGCAGACATCAAGCAGCGCCGCGATAAGTTGAAGACGCTGACCGACTGGATCGCCGATGTCCAAGTAGTTTTCAATCGATACATCCGAGAACGTGACCGTGATTTACCTTGCATTTGCTGCGGTAAGTTCAATATCGGATGGTCGCGCGGCGGGATCTTCGATGCGGGACATTATAGAAGCCGCGGCAGTGCCGGCCATCTTCGATTCGACGAGCGCAACGTGCATAAGCAGCTCAAGCAATGTAATTCTTACGGAGCGGGCCGCAACGTTGATTTCAGAGTCGGGTTGATAGGTCGGATAGGGTTGGAGGCTGTCGAGGCGCTCGAAGCCGATAACGCGGCTCACAAGTGGACTATAGAAGAACTCAAAGAGCTGAAAGCGTTGTATTCGAAAAAATTTCTTGACCTAAAAAAAGGGAATTATATATTTAATTCCCTGTGCAAAATAAATCAAAAAACACTTGCAATTGCGCCCAATGGGAGTATACTGAATTCATCGGCACAACGCCAACCGCGCCTCGGGTTCAGGGGCTGGAGAAGAAAATGAATGCAAATCAAAATTACGCGCTGATCGACAATGCAAGCGGCTACGTCTGGGGCGTCTATTCCGCCGAATCGCCGGAATCTGCATGTGCTGCCGCGACGCTTGATACCGGCATGGAACCCGCTACCTACGAGTCGGCGTATCAACTAGCTAGCAACGAAGGCGGCTATCTGGTCTACGCTGCGCCGGACGGATTCTCGGTCAATGACGGCCAAAATGCAGAGGAAATCGCAGCGGTTGCCGCGCTTCCGATCATCGGAAAATTTCGCCGAAATGTCTAATCACCCAAACCGTGGCCCGAAAGGGCCATCTTCCAATCCCGCACCCGACGCTATCCGCACTGAGCGCGAGTCTGCGCAACTATCCCAAACCGACGCCGCCGCGCTGATCCATGCGAGTCTCGGTGCGTGGCAAAAATGGGAGCAGGGTGATCGACGGATGCACCCGGCATTTTGGGAACTTTTTTGCATCAAAATTCGTGGCTAGCCACCGGGGAGTTAAATATATAATTCCCTAAAAAAACAACGCGGAGTAACCGAGAATCAACTTGTGTAAAATCATTGCCTCTGCAATAATACGAATCAGGATTTGATCGTCCGATGTTTGGTGCCGTTACACATGGGGACTCTTACCAAAGAGCGATCAACATTCCGCAAGGGATGCCCCAGGTGTAACGGCTTTTTTTTGGCCTAAAAATGAAAAATATAGCCACAGAATCAGGGAAGTCGGCGCGCAACGCGCATCAAATGTCGATGGCTTATCAAGTCGCTCGACTGCATTCAAAATTACTCAAGCAACATCAGGCGCATATCCTTTGCCAGTCGCTTATATCCATGCTTAGGGCATCACGAAAATGAGTGACAAGGCCGATACATGGATGCCGATCTACATCGGCGAATACCTTGCCGACACGTCTAGGCTAAGCACGGAGCAGCATGGGGCATATTTATTGCTAATAATGGATTATTGGAGAATGGGTCCGCCGCCTGATGATGACGAAGTTTTACGTCAAATAACCAAACTTTCGACTGATGCTTGGAGCAATGCCCGAGCAATGCTTAAGCATCTATTCAAAATAGAGAATGGGTACTGGCATCACAAGAGGATTGATAAAGAATTAACACGAGCTGCGAACATACTTGAAACTATCAAAACCCGCGCCCGTGTTGGTGCTGCGGCTCGTTGGGCGCATAAAAATAATGCTTCAAGCAATGCTCAAGCAATGCCCGAAGCAATGCATAAGCAATGCTTGAGTGATGCACCATTACCTTCACCTATATTAAAACCTATCCCCATACCCCTTAAATCTGAAAAACCAACACGCAAGAAAACATCTTGCTCTTTAAAGACTTTTATCGATAACTGCAAGACAGTTGGTGAAAAGCCAATACCTGACGATGACCCGGTTATCGACTACGCGGAGGAAGTCGGGATACCACCTGAGTTTCTTTGGCTGCAATGGCGGGAATTCATTGACCGCTACAAAGACCCTGATTCGAAGCAGTACAAGGATTGGCGCATCGTTTTCCGCAAGTCGGTGCGTGGTTGTTGGTTCAAGCTCTGGTACATCGACGGCAATGGAAAGTACGCTTTGACGACAACAGGTTTGCAAGCGCAATTGGCGCATAAGGCGAAAGTAGCATGAACGCACCATTCGAACCCATGCAAGCGCCCCCGCATTCTGTCGCTGCCGAACAATCCGTGCTTGGCGGCCTGTTGCTCGATAACGGAGCCTGGGACAGAATCGGCGATTCGTTGAAGGAATCGCATTTTTATCGGTATGACCACAGGCTGATTTTCCAGCACATCACGAAACTGATCAACAGTTGCCGGCCAGCAGACGTAATCACCGTGTACGAAGCGCTCCTGGCCGCCGCCAAGGCCGAGGAAGTGGGCGGTCTAGGGTATCTCAACGAATTGGCGCAAAACACGCCCAGCGCCGCGAATATCGGTCATTACGCTGAAATTGTGCGCGACAAGGCGGCAAGGCGCGAAATCATCACGCTATGCCGTGAAATTGACGAAATGGCGTATGCCTCGCCCGATGACGCGCCGGCCATCGTCGACGCGTTGACCTCACGCTTGGAGCGCATGGCTCATTCAACCGTCAAGAATGAACCAAGCTTGGCATGCGATACGTTGGTTCGGCACATTGAATCGATTGATGCGCGATACCACGGAAACGGCGAAGCGATAGCAATATCGACTGGATGGGTTGACCTTGACCGCAAGCTGAACGGCGGGTTAAGACCAGGAAATCTGATTATCGTCGCCGGCAGGCCGAAGATGGGTAAGACCAGCTTTGCATTGAACATTGCCAATGCGGTGTCGGAGAATGGCGTAGCAGCGGTGTTGTCGATGGAAATGACCATTACCGAAATCCATGACCGCAACATTGCCCATATCGGAGGAATCCACTTAGATCACCTGATCGACCCCAAGCAAATGACCGATGAGGATTGGAATCGGTTGACGCATGCTGTCCAGAAAATAAGCCAACGCCGCCTTTACCTTGATGACCAATCTGCCCTTACGTTGATGGATGTCAGGTGCAAGGCCAAGATGATCAAGCGCAAAGCTGGATTGGATGTGATTGTGATCGATTACCTGCAACTCATGTCGGCACCGGGCGATAACCGTAACGCTCAGATCGAAAGCATCACGAGGGGCTTGAAAAACCTAGCCAAAGAATTAAACATCGCCATCATCCTACTGTCGCAGTTGAATCGCAAGGTTGAAGACAGGCCGAACAAGCGCCCGACACCGGCAGATTTAAGAGATTCCGGCGCCATCGAGCAGGACTGTGATATCTGCATATTTCTCTACCGTGATGAGGTCTATAATTTGGACACGATGGATAAAGGGGTGTGCGAGATTGATATAGCACTGAACCGACAAGGCGCAGCGGGGCGCGTGGCGCTGGCTTATGTCGGAGAAAATACCAGTTTCAAGGATTTGCATCGTGATTGGCATCCGGCGCCGCCGAAGAAAGCGCCTACCCGCAGTCGCGGTATGAGTGACGATTAAAAAGGGAATTATATAGATGACTACCTCAATTGAAATTGCCGCGCTGTTTGTGCAAACCGACGGGTGTTACTTCGGACTGCCGAATGTTGATCCGTGGGACGAAAAGCGCGATGCTCGACTATACGAGGGGAAATTTCCTGTTGTTGCACACCCGCCGTGCCAATTGTGGGGAAAGTTTGCGCATGTAAATTATGCCAGATGGGGAGGAGAACATAACAGGCCAGGAAACGATCAAGGTTGCTTTAAAAGTGCGCTACACAATGTAATTCGCTGCGGTGGTGTTCTTGAACATCCGGCATTCTCCGGCGCGTGGGAGTCTCACGGGCTTACGCGCCCTCAAGGTATCGGTTGGAATCGAGTCGGATTACATGACTGGGTTTGTGAGGTATGGCAATCTGCATACGGGCATCTGGCGAATAAAAGAACTTGGCTTTATTATCATGGAGTAGGAAGCCCAATTGAAGCGCGATGGGATAGGCCGAAAGGAACACATCAAATCGGGTTTCACGATCAAAGAGGGAAAGCCGCAAACAAGCCAACGATAAGCGGCAAAAAAGCAAGTGCAACGCCGAAAGACTTTCGTGATTTGCTGATCGGTTTGGCAAGTTCTGTCTTAAGGTAGTTATGTATATAAATCCCATAAAAAGCATTTGAATTTTAATGGGGGGAAAGGTGATAAAAAATGTGGGTCTTA